TGGTGGTGGTGGTGGTGGTGGTGATGGTGGTACAATTACCCGCGCGGCTGTAGATTGCTCGACCGGCGTCAGACAGTCCTACAAGAGAATCAGTTTTGATGAGACCTGTGCCAAAGGTTATTTAGCCATATCCAATGGAGCAAACGAACCTTATTGTTTACAAGTATGTTGTGATGGCTACACAAATGATATGACGGGTTGTATCCCTATCGATGACGGTAAAGGCGATGGTGGAGGGGGTGGAGGCCGAGCCCCCACAGCGAATGAATGCTTTAGTTGGTGTAGGAATAAAGGACATGTGGAGGGTAGCGAGTCTTTTAAGATGTGTGTTTGGACTTGTATTGATACTGGGGGGGCTACTATTCCTAGTCCTAGTGTTTCGGGGATCAAATCACCTACAACACCCACAATGGGGGGCCAAGGTTTAGCCGGAGATTTTGATCCGATGTTAGCGATGTCCTCGAGCGGCGGCGGAGCCGGTGGCCCTAATCAAAACACTATAACTCTTGAGATGATACTGCGAGACGACTTAGTCGATTTTGTAACCATTAGGCAATTAGAAAACACTCGATTTAATATATAATGACCATATCAGATAAAGTCAAATTCTTAAAAAAGTCGAAGGGCCTTTTCGTTGACGGAGCGGTTGCAACCTCTCTACGAGGGGACGCGTCGGGAAACAACGCAGACTCGATGCTGAACCATAACCGCGCGAACGGGTGGCTCTCTATCGCCTCTGACGACACGATCGAGGAGACTATTGTAATTGATTTATTGGCGTCAACTAATATTGATAGAGTGATTGTCAACGATCATAATTTTAAAGATTTACAGATTTACGTTTTCGATTATTTACCTCTGGGCCTTGAGCAAAACTCTGATAATATTTTACAAGAGGACGGTGAGAGTCTCATCCAGACGGAGTCCGCGACGAATTTCCCGAACGCGGATTTTGATCGGTTCATGTTGAACGAAGATGAAAGCTTTACTCTACTCGATCAAACCTCGGGCCGTATCATTTATGAACAGATCGCAGACTTCGACTCCGGGGACCTCGACGCGGCGGATACGTTGCAAGTCAAGCTCACAGAGTCGGCCATAGATGAGTCGACAACGTATTTTTCATTTACCTCTGTAACGGCCGTGAGGATTGTTATCAAGGGGACCGAGGCGCAGACGGTGAACGCCCAAAAGTTCATTAAGTCATTTATTCTTACTGAGGAGATAGGGACCTTCGAGGGTTACCCGTCGATCCAGACGAACCATACGAGACACGCTAGAACATTTCCGATGATCGGAAACAAGTCACGGGTTGTCCGTGGCCCGATCGCGTTTTCAGCTCAACTAGGTTTCAGGGCCTATCCGGGACAGAACGACGCGGATCTGCTTTCAACCCTGCTTGAGGGGGATGACCCCTTTCTGATCTGGCTCTGTGGTGGGGTCTCGGGATCGGGTTATTTTAATTATACCATACGCGGATTTGATATTGATGAAATTTATCTATGTCAAATGAACTCAGGACTGATGACTAGTTACACGCGAAATATTTATTTGAACTCTTGGAACTCCCAAATATCGGTAGTCGAGACGGTATGACAACAGACCCTTATACTTACAGTATTACTTTCAAGCCCTTGGCGAGCGCCACTACTTATGAGGATGACGCGACCGACGTCACAACTTACGTTCGCCAATTGGGCCTTGGAAAAATTACCTATCGATTAGACAGTTATGATTTTGATATTGGCGTTTTCCATTATGGCCGGATGACCCTCGGGTGCGTTAACGAGGATGGATACTTTAATGAAAATGAAGATCTGTTTTCTTATCAAAGAGACCTGACGAAAGTCGTCTTGACCTACTACGACAAGGACGGGACAGCGGCGGTGTTTTTTAAAGGGGTCATAACCGAGCCACTGACGCGGTTTAACAAGAATAATGAGACCGTGAACTTTACAGTAATAAATCAGGATCAGATCCTAAGTCAAAATCAGGTACTTGTCGCAGATATTACAAACGGGGATTCGTTCAGTACCGCGATAAAGGCCCTATTAAATAAGACCGGGATCACGACGGTTTTGAATTATAGCGCCGATGATATAACTGTAGACTATGACGGAGAGGTTGACGACGCAACCAAGCTTCACGGGCGGGACGTGTACACGGTACTTAAGAAGTTGTTACAGGCTTCGAACTCCCTGTTCTACGTTGATGACGATGACAATATGATCGTATCGACAAGGGCCAGCACGGGGACCGAGACCGAATTTTACGGGGCCGAGGACCCGTTCAATCGTGACAATATTATAGAGGTGAATAAATATTCCACCGGCTACAATAAAATATTTAATTCGATCGTAGTCAATGACAGGGAGACGAACGACAGTACCTCTATCGCGGCTTATGGCCTTCGACAAAAAAGATTTACTTTTGATTTTGTAACCGACAACGGTCGAGAAGATCTGATAGCGGCTAATTACCTCGCAGAGTTCAAGGACCCGAAAAAGGAACTCGAGATAAACGTCCCCGTAGAGGACGGTCAAGCCGTGGCCTTTCTCGATGACATAGTCTTAATCCTTGAGTCGTCGGGGTATAACAGCATTAATATAGATTCAGACGACGTCTTTAAGCTGATGGGGCGGGACTACGTCCCCGATGAGTTTGCAGCAATATTAAAATTACGGGAGATTTAAAAAATGGCAAATACAAAAATATCCGATCTAACAGCAATCACGGGAGCCAACCTCGCTGTAGGTGACCTCTATGTACTGGCCGACGTCTCGGAGAGTGAAACAAAAAAGATCACTTTTTCTGAGCTTCGAAATATTATCAATCGTCAACAGTTCCCCTCCAAGGCTGTCAAGACGGCGGCCTATAGTGTCCTCGTCGCGGACGTCGGGATTATCATTGAGTTGGGAGCTTTGAACGCGGCGGATAGAATCTTTACGCTCCCCTCTGTAGGGGCCGCAGACGATGGCCTTTTGTTACACTTTCAAAATGATTCGTACTATGTTCTTACAATCGCACCCTCAGACAGTGATCACGTTTGGAATAGTGGCGCGGGCTATGGTATAGAGCTACCCGAGAAAGGGACATTTGTATCTCTGCGCTACGACCATGCTCAGACGAAATGGGATATTGTTCGTAAGATTGGTGGAAAGGTATTGATTGAAGGGCTGGTATTGCATGAACCAATGACCAAATTAAATGTTCATAGCGTAGACTTATCAACATCAAATACGAGAGGGCCAGATTTAACTAATAAATATGAAGTTTCAGGCGTTAATAATATTTTAATTAGAAAAGAGGGAGACTCGAAGTTTTTGCCGGGTTGTTTGGATTTTGGCGGGGTTGATGAATATCTTAAATTAGATGATTCAACCGATTGGGATATTTTCGGAGATCAAACGGGCCATAAAACCGTGGCCGGTTGGTTTTTTACAGATACGGTGGCAGCCTCGGCGGGTATGCTTGTTAGTCATTATGAAGGTGCGGGGGAAAAGTGGAATATTTTAAGAAGTACCGCAAATTTAAGGCTCGTTTATAGCCATACTGGCGGGGATGCTGGGAATATAGATCTTTCCGTAGCCGGTATTATTGTTAGTACATGGCATCATTTTGCAGTGGTTATTAGTGGGGCCGCTGTGGGGCTTTATTTAGATGGCTCGCAAATAGCGTATACCGCAACGTGGGGCGCAGATACTTTAACCGGGAGCTTATATGTAGGTCAGGAAGGCGGCGCGGCAAATTATTTAGATGGTCGGATGCAGGACCTTCATATAAGTTACAACAACCCATACGGAGCCGTTCCTAATGCGACCCCGGACGATACCTTCACTGTTCCAGCCGCCCCGTTCCAGGGTGTAATGAATTAAAATAAATTTATACAGGTATTTAAAATGGCAGTTGATAAAAAGATAACAGAGCTTACAGCCCTCACAGGGGCGAGTATAATAGGGGCCAATGATGTGCTGCCTATTGTAGACATTGCTAACGACGAGACGAAAAAAATAACCGCGAATGAACTGCGGAATTTTTTAAGTGGCCTTGGTACAAAGACCGTCAAGACGGGGTCCTACACGATCCTTACAACGGACCTAGGAAACATGATCGAGTTAGGGGCCACGGCGGCCGGGGACAAAACTTTTACTTTACCTTCAGTCGGCTCTGATGAGGATGGCCTTGTGATATGGGTCGCAAACGATTCTTTCTATACTCTCACGCTCGCAGTCTCAGACACGGACCACGTTTGGAATAGTGGCGCGGGTTATGGCGTAGAGATGCCCGACAAGGGAACCATCATAGCCGTGCGCTATCAGCACTCTCAGACGAAATGGGATATTATTTATAAGACCGGCGGAAAAGTCTTAATAGAGGGTCTGGTTTTATACGAACCAATGAGCCAGATCTCTGTATATGCGGCGGCGTCAGCGGCAACGGCGTCAGCATTAGATAGAACGGAAACAAAAACAGGACTTTTATTTGCACAACCATTTCAAAGGCAAATAACTACTTCAAAATTTCCAATGGGTTCGTGGGAATTTAACGGCGCAGATGAATACTTACAATACAGCGATTCAGCGGACTGGGATGTTTTAGGGATAAAAACAGGTGATATGACTATAGGTTTATGGGTCTATCATGACGCTCAAGGCAGTGCTGAAACTTATTTAAGTCACTTTGAAGATGCAAATAATGAATGGCGGTTACATAAAACAGCGGGAAATTTGGCTACGATGCTTTTTGATAATGCCGCTGGTGTCGCTGACCTTGTTATAGACACCACAACTCAACTCACAGCGGCTACATGGCATCATATAGTAGTTGTAAGAGTCTTGGGAGATGTCGGGATTTATTTAAACGGGGTTCAAGAAGATTGGGCCGCAAATGCTAGTTGGACTGTTGATACTTTGTCGGGTGTGTTTGCGATTGCTAGATATGGGGGTGCAGTAAATTACCACAACGGTAGGTTGTCTGATTTGCATATTTCTTATAACAACCCATACGGGGCGGCTCCAAACGTAGGCGTGACGGATACGTTTACAGTTCCGGCGGCCCCTTTTCAAGGAGTAATGTAAAAATGATTTTTTATAATAAAGAAACGCGAAACGAAGAGGGAAAATTTTATAGAGGAGAGGTTTGGGGGATCGAAAAAGCAGAGGATTGGGATAATGGAAAGGGGAACTTTACGAACGTGACCCCACCTGTCGAGACCCTCAAACACGGTGTCCCCTGTGATTGGGATGAGAAAACGGGCCAGTGGATACTTGACGAAAGCTCGGACGAGTTTAAAAATTTGCACGAAGTTAGAAGGGCCACTGAGTATTTAAAGCGCGGGATCACGATCGACGTTTTGACCGTGGCCCTTTGGGAGAAACTTGTTGAAGCCCGTCCAGAGGCGGCTGACGTAATAGAGGTAGAGCGTCAGGAAGTCAAAACTCTTATACCGAAGCCTGAATGAAAGGTATTCTCGAAACTGTAGCCCCGGTTCTAGTACCGACTACGGCAATTATGACGACGGTTATTATTTTAATAATCGCGTCTGTATATTTAATTGCTCGAGAGAAAAAAATAAATCGACCGACTATAGAGAAGCTTCTAAAGCTGATCCGTTTGATAGTCATTTTATTAATCGCCCTTGAGTTCTATATTACAGGGGGCGCGGAGCAAATAACTTTATTATTGGAGTTAGCACAATGTTTGAAATGATTTTAGGATATGTAGGGTCACAGGTTGGACTCTCTATTGTTGGGAGTGTAGGAGCCTTGATCCTCGCATGGATTTTAAAAAAGATTCCAAACGAAAAAATTAAAGCCGCCGTGGGTGGTGTGGCTTATAGGCTCGGCGTCGTGGTGACGTTCGGCCTTAGCAAGTGGAAGGTAACTGCGAAGTTCTGGAATAAAATTATTGAGCCGTGGGTAATAGATTTAATCGATAACGTCGTCGGTGAGGCTGTACGCGAGTTCATACGGGGGCTTCGCTCAGACAACCCTCGATGAATCCCCTCGTAATACAGCGCGCTTATCTTGATAACTGTACGATAGGTAAGACATTTTACGAGGGCCAGTTCGTTTTTTATACGCTTGAGCTTGCGTGGCGATCTAACCGGCCTTGGCTACAGGATGGCGATCAAGCCTCTTGTATACCGCCCGGAGAGTACGCGCTCATAAACCATATCTCAGAGCGACACGGCGAAGTGTTCGCCCTCTCGAACCCCAACCTCGGGGTCACGCTCAGAGGGCCGTCAGTTCGAACCTACGTTTACATTCACAAGGCGAACTTTCCGCACGAGCTACGGGGTTGCATAGCGCCGGGGCTTGACCTTCATCCTGAGTTTTGGGGAGTGGCTAAGTCGGCGCTGGCATTTGCAGACCTTCAACGGATCAGGCCCGAGCGGGTTTTAATTAAATAATCGTTGCTCTAAATATTTAATTAATTCTCGGAGTGGGATTGAATAAGTAATCCGATCCTCAAGGCTAGTCAAAATTATTAGATCCTTGTCGTCAGTCTGGCGATGGGGGTCTAGCAACTCTGAAGGTTTTTTATTGCGTAGCCTGGGTTTAATACCCCGCCGCTTGCGGCGTAGGTGTAAGATGTTACTTAAGCAACCGAATACCCCATCCGCTTGCGGTGGGGATTCTTTATTCCCGCCTGGAAATATCTTTGATATTAAATTTTTCATTTGACCAACCTTAAAAAGTCGCCGGTTATGACGTCGGCGACGTCCTGTTTGTTCTGTAGGGACTCCACAATTTTTAGATCTATTGTGTCCTCCGCGATGATACTCACGACAGTCGAGCTGGTACGCTTCGACGGCGACAGAAATCTCTCCTGCGCCTGATTGTTAGTGCGTAGCTTGAACGATCGAGAGTAAAAAAACATATAATTAGCGGCGCTCAGATCTAAACCAAGGCCCCCAACGTCAGCGTTGCCGACAAGAAAGCGTGGTCCGTAGGGGTCCTTGAACAGGCGCTTATTGACGTCACGCTTGATGGCGGGCGTTGCCCCGTAGTAGTCTACGACAGAATCCTTGCCGAACTCCTTCTCGAGGGACTTTAGAATTGCCTCGATCTCTGGCACGAATCGCGACCACACAATTATTTTTTCTCGGTCGTCAATCTTTTTAATATACCGTAGCAATAATTTAATTCGAGCGTTTTCGCCGGGGATCGGCTTCGCTGTTTCAGGATCAGTGTCGGCAACATAAAACCCGCCGAGGATCTGCTGAAGCCTCAAGTAAAGGGTGAGTACGTTAAGGGCCGACATCTGTTCATTCTGGACTCGCGTGATTAGCTCATCCACAAGCTTGTTATAAATTAGCTTGACGTTGCCCGGCAACTTATAGTAAATTTTCTTGTGAGCCGTAGACGGCATGTCGAACACCTCTTGCTTGAGGACCCTCGTCGAGAATGGCTCTATGACAGCGTTTAACTCATCGATGTTTTTATAAGCTACACGATACACAATAGAGCGGTGATAGGTCGACAGGATCGAACCGATCCGCTTGTGAAGCCGGTCGGGGATGCTGGCCCGTAGGATCTTTTCGGTGAGTGGTTCGTTGCGGGTTTTCATTTGATAAAACAAATCAACATAAAATTTTTCCTCGTCGCGGAGCTTTCCGGGCGGGGACTTTACAAGTACCTTGAAAAAATCTAGCTTCAGAGACGGGTTGACAAGCACTTCATAGCGAGCCTGGAAAGCGGTAAAGCTTGTATATCCGAGAACGCCCGGAGACAAAAACTCGCAAGGATGAAAAAGATCGCAAGGCCCCTGCGTGACGGGCGTCCCGTCCATAATAATTCTATACTCGGCGTAGTCCCGCAATTGAAGCAGGCCCGCCACTCGTTGAGATTTAGCGCCTTTGAAGTCGCTGGACTCATCGACGGCAACCAGCGCCCGGTGAACGTTTAGCGTGTCCATCAAAAAAGTAAACCCACGATTAAGCTCCCGGCGCTTGTACCTGACGGCGTCCGTATTGAACGTCAAAATTTTGAACTTATGGTTGTCAGGATTGCCTACGCGTTCAAGGGCCTCGCGTTCAGCCTTGCGTGGGGTCGCGTTCCAATAAGCGGCGTCGTACTCGATCCCGACGTGCTGCGGGGCCTGATCTAAAACATGATCGCGGTGGACCCCGTTCGGGGCTATGAACACGAGAAGATCAATCTTATTGTGTTCATAGAGATAAACGGCTTTATCTAAAACAAGTTTAGTCTTACCCGTCCTCATGTCCCACAGCAAGGCGTGGTACTCGGTATTCTTATTGCGGATGAACTCCCTTAGCTGATGTGTAAAGGGTTTTGTTTTGAATTTGAAATTGACAATAGGTTTCATATATCCCCCCATCCCCTGTCATAGCGCGGGGCCGGAGGGACTCGTCGCCCTGAAAGCATATCAGTCTCGTAGATGTCAGGATTATACAATCCCCCGAAATAGATAGCGTCGACGGGCCTTGCTGCGAGGTCGCTTGCGTCGATCTTTTTAATTTTTCCGCCACGGGATAAATAAATATCAACCTGTTCCCGGATCTCCTCACTGCTGATCTGAAAGCGCTTTGCGCCGAAGGGTTTCTTTTTAAGCCCTTTCACAAGCTCATAAGGCGTTTTCTTTTTTGCCATTTTTATGCTCCTCGTCAACCGCGTAGGGATAGGCTCCGAACTTAGTGTCATTGTTCCACTTAGCCCAATTACAGGACCCGGACCCACTGCGAAAAGTTACACAATTAAGACCATGCTCAGTCGTCACCGACACAAGCGGGGGCCTCAGTTGCAGATATAACAGGACGGTGATCACTACTGACAGGACAAGTAGAGTCACCGCTGTACAAGTGTCTTTAACCATTTTTTAAAACCTTTAAAATTTCCATCCGTAGACCCTCTCTCAGGACGGGTCTGGAAAAACGGGAAGTGTTAAATCTAAAAATGCAGACACGGTCCATCTGATATCGTTTCATCCGGCCCACTCTCTGCGCGCCCTCCCAATCAAAGATCAGGACATCAGCCCCGATCTGAATCACAAGGAACACCCCACCCCCGGCCTTTGATCCGCAGATATTAATGAAGGCTTTTTGCTGAGCTGTGTAGTGTTCAATCTTCACAATTGTATGAGGTCGTGAGGGCCATCGCGGAAGGTATTTAAACTCAATCAAACCGTGACGGCCCTCAACCGCGAAGTAGCGATCAGGGAAGCCCCGCGCAGTAGAGGGACTCTCGATCTGGTAGGAGACCCATTCAGGCCTCATAACCAGATTGAATTTTTGGATCAACCTTTTTTCACTCATCGTCAACGACTCCGATAAGTCTTAAGATCATGTCCCAATTTAAAAACGCTGTGGTCTCGCTTAGAGCGGGATGGATCTCTTTATGGAATTTTTTTGCATAAGAGATATCGCGTAACTCCTCTTTCAAAGCCTCTTGAGCGCCATCCCAAATCTCTCGAGCCTCGCCATCTGCGAGGTTGTTTATGACATGCGATTCTAAAAATTGTTGAAAAGGATCTACGAGTGTTTTATACCATTCTCGCGGGATCAATCGTAGAGGGATCGGAGACCCATCGATAATAATCTGTTTAACCTGAGCCGCGTCCTGGGAGTGTTGAACAACAAGGTCCAGCCCATTAATCTCGAGTAATTTGTAAGCTGTGCGGACCTGAGAGGCGTTGTCAAAGACTAAGGGCCACTTCAAATCAATTCGAATTTTCATTTGTGTTGATCTCCGTTTCTATAGAGTTAATAATTTCCTGAGCCTGCCTGATATAATAATACCGGTTCAGGTCGTCAGGAATGGTTTCTGGTAGAGTCCCATTAACAGGGACCGCGTTTGATCCGTTCGCTATACGCTCGCGTTTGATCCAGTTCTCGGGATGCTCGGCTGTGCCATGCGTATTCATATAACGATTTTTTTCTTTCTCAGTCATGTCGCCGTACTTGACTATCCGGCCAACGTTCGCCGAGGGACGATAACCGCGCCCCGGTACTAGCTCGACTCCTGTAGAGACATACCAGCGAGTCGTGTTCTGAAGGGGTTTTGTGCCACGTCGACCTTGATAAAATTCTAATTTAAATTTTCCGGCAACGTGAGCATAAAAAATAAAGGGTCGTATATCATTTTCGACCTCTATCCAGGCACTAGGCTCGAGACCCTCAAGAAAATATTTTCTTACAGCCTCGGCTATGATAGACGCCTTACCACGGATCTCGCGCTTGAATACACCCTTCTCTTTAGCGATCCCGTCGGACTTCACAGCAATATAGTTATTCACGTCACGCCTGATATATCGCTGATATTCGGTATCCTCTAACGCTTGTCCTGTAGCGGCTTCCCACTTACGCATAATTTTCTTAAGCTGTGGAACCCGCATACGAGGGACCTTGACGATTACTCCGTCGGTATTAGCAGACAGAATTTTGATCTTCGCCTTGAGCAAATCCTCAAGCAGCATGAGGATCATAAGCTGGCCCGCGAGCGTGACCTGTAGCTGAACACGCTCATCAAACAGGATCGAATATTTATTACCCGTTTTTCCAAAAGCTGAATTGATTACAATTTTCAGCCCGTCCGCCCGGACCTTTTCCCCGGCGGCCTTGGCGCGTAGTCGCTCGGTTGTGATCTCCTCAAGGATCTCGTTAAACACTGGCCCTAGATGAGATGGCCGTAGCTCGAGCGCCCGGATAATATTTGGGTAATAAGAGGCCACATCAACATCAATAATTGCATGGCCCTTGTCTGAGTTGGCGATCAGGGGCTTGTCGTTTGAATGAAGGCCCCCCGATCCCATGTTTATATTTAAATAATCGAGGTCGAAATTTTTATAAAATCTCATTCCCCCGATCGTAAAAGTTTTCTCGTGACCATCATAAACGAACTGGCCCACGCTCTGACATAGCTCACCGAGCAAGTCCATGAGAACCTCATGACTATAGCTTATCAGTTCAGGGATCGCGTCGGCCATTGGGATTACGTCCCCGCCCGGAGCGATCTGAGACTTGATAAACTTTTTAGCTTGCTTGGTTCGTTTGCAATAAAGCGTTGTAATGATCTCCTCGCAGACGCCAGCGTCGTGCTTACTTAGGACGTCGGCCCCTTCGTAAGTCTCAGATAGATCACGCCTTATGGCAAAGTGTTCCTGAGCGTCATTCCACTCGGCGATCGTGACACGGACGTCATTCTCGCAGTAGCGCTCTAGGGCGCGTTGCTGCATACCGTTGACCTTTGTCCCCGGCTTGATTGGGAGATCTTGAATTTTCACCCAATGGCGACGCGCGGCCCTTTCCTTGAGTCCGATCTTTGCAGTCGGCACAGCGAAGGTATCGAGCGAGAACGCCCACGAGGTACGCCTACGCCATAGGGACCAATACAATTTAGAGCGCTTGTTATTGTCCCCGTTTATAATCTCCTCAGCAAGGTCGTAGATGTCCTGACACTTAGGCTTTGGAGTAGAGGCAATATATTTTAAAATGTAATCATCGAAAAAGATATTGTTAAAACCAATTAATATCAGTTTGCGATTATTTAAATTGCTCCGAAGCTCCTCTATGTTTTTCATAGTGTAAAGCTTAGGTTTGTTTTTTGGCCCTATAAAGACGGCACAAAAATAATTTGGATAAGTCTCAACATCATACGCGGCGACGTAATGACTCCCCTCGTAGGGGTTTGCAAAGACAAAGGGTGGCCCTTGTCTAATTGGTTTCATCATTGTCGAGAGCCTCAAGAATTTTGGCGGCCCTTTCTGGCGCGCTTTCTACTACATCGTAGAACGTGAGCGCCTCCTCGTGGCCCCAATAGTTTTCACGCTTTATTCGAACTCGCTTTAAAACCAACGGGCCACCGTCGCCGCACCTGTGAGGGTTTTGCAAATTACTAATACCTTCACTTATATAGGTATTACTGTGGCCTGTCAAGCTGATCAGATTATCGATCGAAAACAGCAAGTTCATTTGAAGTAAAGCGCGGAGCTGTTTGAATAATCCAGCTTTCATTTTTCACCTTATCAAATGTTGTGAACGCCCCAATAGAGGGGCGCTAAAGATACCTAGCTGGCAAGCGCCAGTAGCAGGGCCTTTGCAGTTTCGGGACTCATTTGTTCGATTCTTTCAGGCGTTAGCCAAATCTGTAAACCTTTGCCTGATGGGGCTATAGGCGGGGACCATATACGCTCTGTCACAGCTTCGGGGGTCGTTATCCGTTCTGTTACGACCTCTGCCACTGGGGCCTTAGTGGCCGGTACATCAGGTAAAGGATCTGTGGTGGCTGGCTCAGCCGGAGGCGCGCCTTTCTTTCCGATCCGGGTTTTAGGTATATCGCCCTCGGTTCCGTCGTTCTCATCCTCTGCTGGCGGATCTGGAAGTGGGTCTTCGTCAACCTCTTCAGGTGGCGTGTCTGGAAGTGGTGCTTCTTCGTCCCCTTCCGGTGGCGTTTCGACAGCGTCCTCGTTGTCCTCCTGCCACTCAGCGACCTGTAGACAAACCTCGTCATATTCCTGTACAAGTTCCTCGGGTACTTGATCAAGATTCTCAATCTCGCCGACAGCGTCCCCGACGATTTCCACAGTCTCAGCAAGTGTCGCCTTTGCCGGAATTTTAATAGTTTGGATTCCGGTTTTCTTTTTGATTCCAGGCGCGTTAAATTGCTTTACAACGTCCCGGATACTTTGCAAAATTTCCTGTTCAGACATAATTAAAATCTCCGTATAAATATAATTAAAAGAATGGTCCCGCTATTGGCGGGAGCCGGGGATCAATCTTGATCGCGTTCTACTTCGACCTCGCCCTTATCAATGAGGGCCTTGTACTTCACAGCCGCTTCAAAAAGGGTCAGTTGTGGAGCCTTGTCCAGCTTGAGTTCGCCGCGATGCTCGAACTTCCAAACGTACCAGTCGCCCTCATCGTTTGATTTATAGCGGGTAAACATTCTGTACACGCTGGAATAGAAAGGCATCTTGAAGGACTTCGCCGGGTTCTTACTGGATGGGCGTTTACGAGATTTCATAAACGCGTTGAAGTTCTTAGCCGTCTCCCACTGCGTAGAGGCCATATCGATAATAACCTCCTCGTGAGTATTGTCAGACTTGATTAAGAAACAATAAAACGAGGCTGTATCAACAAGCTCGTTCCCGTTCTCTGCTACCCAATGGCGCTTGCCTTGCGTATCTTCAATCCACTCCGCGCCCTCTGTTATGGGAGCGCCGGGAGGGTGTTCGCCTACGAAGCCGCCCCGGTTGGGTTGCCACTCAATTACATGATTGACATATTTAACCGGGATTATCAGAACACCCTCGGCCCCGTCCTCATCGACAGCGGGCCAGAACTCACGCGTAGAGGCGTTGTAAATCATCCCTGGCTCAAGGCCCTCGATCCATTTGTCGGATCGTTTTTCGCAAACGTCGCTCATTTTGTGAGCTATCTTTAACGCCGCTCGTGGCAGGTCGTGAGGGGTTATGCCCTCGCCCCCGTCGCCTGCGTATTGCTCGAAGTCCGCCACTACAGGGACGCCAGCGGCCTCCCGTGTCTGGACTTGCTTCGATTTTCCACTGATGGGTTTCAATTTAAAATCTCCGTTTGAGTTATTTCAAATAAAGGGCAAGACTCGAGACGCATTATTTTTAATAAGTTCCCAATCTCTTGCCGGGTGAGGCCGCACCATGTCACGAGAGCAAGCGCCCAATGGCGTCCCTGTCCCCGAGGGAGTATAGTAGCCTTACGAAAAGTACAACGTAAACAACTATTACACTCGGTCCAGTTCGACACGAGCGCCCTAGACATCGAGGTCCGGGAGTTCGACCGGATCGGCGTCCGGGTAGATCATCTTCACGACACGGTTTAGCTGTTTCTCAGCCATCCGGTTGACGTCCGCTTTTTCCTTAGCGGTCATATCAGCGGCCTCGGCCTCGAAAATATCGTGCCACTTTCGAGCGAACCGCTCCGCGCCCGTCACTATAAGGGACTTAGCCCAATCGTTTGCGGTGACCTTTTCACCTTGATCTTTTATCATGATTTAAAAGCTCCTATGTTTTAATTTTATTAATTTTGACGCCCTTGATTTCAATCTGTCGAACCTCGTAAACGCCAAACAGTTTACGATTGAAATCAGGATCACCTTTTTCGATCCGCTCGCGAACGAACTTCTTAAGCGTCTGCGCGTTGATCGTCTGAGTGGCCTTGTGGTCAAGCTCGAGGGCCTCGACATACTTAATGATTTTCATGAACTTTTTTCCATCAAGTTTATCTTTTGGATCGAACTCAATCTCGACTTTCTTTTTAACGATCGAGCCGTGGCCCGCCGTCAAGGCCCAATTAATCGCCCCCGCCCGGTTTTGATCAGTCAGGTTGGCGACGTACTGATGGCTGATCAAGGTCCGTCCGACCCCGTCAACCCCTATCTCATCAATGCCCACAGAGCGGGCAAAATCAGGAATAGTTTTGAGTCGTAACTCGTTCAACTTTTCCTGAGTTTTTTTCGCGGCCTCGATCTCACCATAGAGCCGCTCGTTTAGGGCTACCATGTCACGACACAATTTTGTGAAGTGACTAAGCTCCGTCTGAGTCGGGGCCTGTGCGTGGGCCTCCATTGGATCAGCCCGTGTTTTTTTTCCAATCGGTTTCATTGATCTCCATTTGTTTGTAAAGCTCGAGCAGCGCCCCGAGCGCCTCAAGCAGTAGGTTGATTTCATCCCGCCGTGGATCGGGGTCCGGCAAGGTCATTCGATTTTTGATAAGTTGATTCATCTTGCGATGGATCTCGACCCGCTCCTTGGCGGGGTTCAGGTCATCCGTCATTTTTAACATCGTCTATAGCCTTGATATAAGTGCGCTCGTCGTCGGTTAAATCGCCGGTTGGATTCATGAGCAATGCAAGTCCCCTTTTGACGCCCTCAATTTTAACCTTAATCCCGCCGAGCATCTCTAGGAGAGGTTCGGGGTTCATCGAACTATTGATCCCCCCTAATACAGCCAGTATAGCGTCAACAGGCTCAACATAATTCAAAAGGATCTGGTTTGTTTCTTGTTGTGTATTTATCATGTTACAGAGATGTTCGTTAGTTTTTCCGAGCATGTTCTGAAGCCCTGTGAGAGACAGTTCTAGGATCTGTGCTTGCGAAGCGTGGCGGGCGTTGAGTTCACGGACGTCAGCGGGCATGTCCTCGGGGATCTCGAGTTGACAAGGGTCCGGGACTTGTTTCTTTACAGTCTTTGTTGCAGGGCGTGTACAACCATCAAGTTGCTTGCTTGTCAAATTCTCGTATAAACCTTCTTTAAAATCTTTTATCCAACGATTAACGGCTCCCTCTGTAAGCCCTGCTATACGGCATGTAGACGCTAAAGCTCCTTTCGTGCCATCAGCTTTGAGCTTTAAAATATATTCAACAATTTCAATTCGACGGCGGAGCGTTGTTTCTGTTCGTTTTGGCATTTTGTACCTCGTGTATAATTATTTAAATAAGGGGCTTAAATGCAAAAAAGTTCCGCCCCTACAGACCCTTTTTCAGGGAGTGTAGGGGCGAAAATTAATCCGCGTTTACTTCGACAAATTCACCGAAGTAGACGGGGGGCGGCTCCGCTCGCCAAGGCTTGCGAAGGTAGGCCCAGAGGACCGGGAAGCTTGGAGGGTCAGGCCATCGATCCTCTGGACATTCCAGATCAGTGAAGTAAATAACGCAAGCGGGGTCTATGTTTTCCCGGTCCAGATATTCGAACGGGGGGCGAAAATCTGTACCCCTGCCCCCGCTTGCGTTGTAGGTAAGCGGTAAATCTTGAGTCGTATAAGTCTCGATCTCGTTCTCGTTGATCACGTTAGAGCAAGGGATCACGAGAACTTCAGAATTGGGATAGATCTCAATGACCGCTGAAAGCTCGCCCAGAGCTTGTTCAAGTAACTCGTGATTGAGCGATGGACTATCGTCAACAAATACCGCAATCAATGAAATATCATCCGATCTCAAGCTTGGAATATATATACCTTGCGCTAGGTAGCGCCTATTTGGCGGGTTCCAACGGTAATCACTTTTTGCAGTCTTATCAACAAACATTTTTAAAATCTCAGCATAGTCAACCTTGCTCTCGAGCGCCTTGTCGACGACGTCCCGGAGGGCCTCGCCGTACTCGCCCGCCTTTTCTGCTTGCGCGGCGGCCTGCTTGATTGCAACGTCTAACTCATTTTCGGCTCGGTCCATCTCCGCTTGAGTGGCGGCTTCGCCGGTCTCAGGGTCGCCGGGATAGTCGCGGACCTCGCCGCACTCGCCCGGATCTCCGTCGCCGTCTCCCTGATCATCGGAGTCCGTAGAGTCGTCGCCGTCTCCCTGATCATCGGAGTCCTTTTTCTCATCATGTAATATGTCATAAACTTGCTCGGGGCTTAAGCCCGCATAGGCCCAATCTAACCGGCCTCCGGGTGGTAGCTCGTAGCCGTGCTTGATCAGGAAAGGGTTTATGACATAATCGCAGGCGGTATTCCAATCTTTTTCGTCTCGCTCGCCGCGCCTTAAGTGATGCTTGCCGAATACATGCGCGATCTCATGAGCGTGTACTCCAAGCCGCTGTAGCCCGGTTATCTTCTCAACAAAATCGGGATTAAACCCGATCGTGACGCCGTCCGTCCAGTAGGTCTCGCACGTCGGGTCCTCGATGAAATTCAGCCTTAGTTGTAGGTTGCCGAAAAAGGCGTCCTTCATTATTAGCTGAACTTTTGTTTTATTTACAAGTTCCATTATAATAAATCCCCCATGTCTTTTAGAATTGAGTCGGCCCGCTTTTTGATGACCTCTCGTTTTTTGTTGTCAGTCTTAAGCTCGGGGACTTCGTACTTTGTAAGCTTGCGCTTAGCCTCGGCGGCGAGCCGCTCAAGTTCAGGGTCCCCGGTGATGTTCAGTTTCGGCAGCAAGTCGCATACGTCCGCGAGCTTGTCTAAGATGTCGCTGTTAAAGCGGGTTCCGCCTTTCGGTGCGCCGCGCCCTCGCTTCTCATCGCCCTTTGGAGCCGGGGCTTTAGAATAAGCTCCGAGCCGTTCGCTTAAGTGGGCAACCTCATCGTAAAGCTTTTGCAGTGGGGCCTTGATGGCTACCGCTTGACTCTCCTCGGTATTCTTTTTAATCTGTGCCCGGATCTCTTTCAATTGGCCCTTTTCCATTGGTACGCGAAAATCGTTAGCCGTCGGAATCGGGCTAATTGTGTAAACCATAACAAATTTTTCAGCAACCTCGACTTGAGTTGGATACTCCGCCGGGTCAAACATATCGCCGAGGCTCTCAGTCTTTGCCTCGTTGATGGCGTCTCCATAGATCTCGATCTGTGCGGATACTACTTTGTTAAAGGCTTCAATTTTTTCGTTCATGCCCTTTGTGTAATCAAAGTAATTGATGGCTGGCAGGACGCGCTCGCCCTTGTCGCCCCATGGTAGCGTGTTCGTCTTATGGAACTCGTAAGCTTCGCTCGCCGCGCGCTCTATAGGCTTGAACCAGCCGCGCGGTAAAAGTGATTTGTTGTAGCGTCCGGCCTTGTCCTGAGCCTTGTACTGACGGGCCGCCGTGGCGCTGACGGCTTTGTCGTACTTTCTACCCTCCCATTTAGAACAGTTGTAGCGGACAAGCATTGCGGTTTCATCCAACGTTTTTGTAGCTTTTCCTATTTGCCTGATCGGTTTCATAGTCATTTTAAAATCCCCGTTAAAGTATTTTTAATTATGCAGCTTGATGAAAGTCGTTATGTTTTGAGGCCCAATCTATAAACGCCTCGGTAGCGACAACGTCCGGGTTCGCATTTTTCGCTGAGTAAACAAATAAATATGTGAACTCCTCGCCAATCCGCTCTGTGTAGGTAATGAACGCTTCGAAATTGTCCTCGTCCGCTCTCATGGAGAGTCCGGCGCAAAGTGCATATTTCGTTCCGGCTTCGCTCGGGATCTCAGCCCCGGCGGGGTTGTGCTCAATGTCCTCGATATCAACCCGATCCTCAAATATCCTTAGAAAGGATATAAAATCAATTGCAGCCTCGTCACCTACAACGCCCGAACAATCCTCTAACTCTGTGTCTTTGTCGAGTCCTATCAAATATTCATCCGATAGGGCCGCCACTGAGCGGCTTGTGGCGTAAGCTCGTTGATCTTTTTTCGGATCAAAATTAAACAACATAGCGGGATGCCATGAGATCCACGCACAAACAACTGGCGCGATCCCGTTCTCATAGGCCCACGAGAGCCAATCCTCAAAGAAAGGCTCGGCGTCGATGTGCTTGTAGCGGCTCCGTAAGGGACTCGGCATTTTGTGAGTTACGGCGCGGTCCGTGTCGCGGTTCCCGGCGGCCATGATGCGGACGCCTTGTGGTAGCTTGTGCGTTCCGATCCAGCGAGTTCCGTCCGGGTCCCGCTCGGCGGGCCTGTAGCAAGCGACCTGTACGGCTGGTATTGCCGCGTTCAGTTCATCAAAAAATATGATGCCTTTCCAGTTTTCGTCAGTGGGCCATAGTTCAGGGCGTACCCATTTTGTGACCTCGTCAACCTTCAATCCGCCAAGCAACTCAACGGGATCGATCAAGGTACAAGGGACTGTGATCAAGTGAAAATTTTCTTTTTTATGGTTAAAGTCTGGAATCTCAAGCTTGCCAGCGTTGATGTCTCTGACGACCTGCGCGACCATCTGAGTTTTTCCAATGCCCGGCGGCCCCCATATAAACAGCGGCGTGTTTGAAAGTATCGCTTTGATAATTGCTCGTTTTACTTGTCTCGGTTTCATTTGTTCATCCCCGTTTTGTTTCGAATATTATTTAAAAAAATGGATAGCTGCCATCGTCAGGACCCCGCCACTACACGGGGCCGACGCCCTCTCGGGCGTTTCGGCTTTTTAAAATTTTAATCGAATCGGCATAATCAATGCTGCGTATTCAGGATATCCATAAAAATCAATTTTGACCGGACCGTCGTAACCGTGGCCGGTTGGTTGGCTACTCGCATCAAATGAAAACTTTACAACATCAGACGGCGCGTTTTTTAAAACATCAATTAACCATATCGGAATAAAACCAATCCGGTCTATTGGCGGAGTTCCGCCGTACCGGCGAGGGTTCATTAAACTGTCAAGGTTCGGATACTCGATACCGTCAACATTATAAGTAAAGGTAATATCGTCAACGTGTAAACCATTTTTGTCAAAATGAATTGCACTTTTCTTTTTTGCTTTTCTTACAGCGGCCTTCAGACACTCGCCAGAGAGAAAATACTCGCCGTCTGCCATGTCTGAACAAGTCTCCACGCGTTTTATGATATATGCGTTCGCAGTGGTCATGACCGTTTTTGAGCTTTCAACCTTGATATGCAAAAAAGTAAGACTGCGCCGTGTAGGATTGTTACCGATTCCTGAAAGTAAAAAAGCAAGTTCTTGTTTGGTTGTCATATCATCCCCCGTTTATAACGTTTGAAGCGGAGCCGCGCCGCTCAATGAGGGCGTTGGCTTCGACTAAGTGTTTTTTGATACTTCTTTTTGAACAGTTCCGGACGTGAGTCAATACTGATTGAGCGCTTATGTCCAGGTATTGAGCCACAACCATACAGAAAGCACTTACGGAGCGAACGCCCCGTGAGCTATTACATTTTTGACAGCATGTAACAAGGTTTGTTTCTTCGTTGCCGCCGCCCTTACTGTGCGGCTTGAGGTGGTCCAAGGTCAGCTTGGCCCCGTCCTCGACGGTTGCCCCGCAGTATACGCAGGCAAGCCCGTCTCTCAGGTAGATCGCAAGCCGTTTGTTTTGTCTTATCCAGTTCATACCCTGATTTCGTTTTTTTCTATCAACCATTTTAAAATCCCCGTTATTTAAAATTTAATTTATTAAAGCTCAGAATGAGCGTAAAGCCCCTGAAACTCAGCGTGTACAGTGTCAGGAGTTTTACGCCCCGCCTGAGCGGCGGAGAGTCGATTAAAGCAGTCCGCTGTGTGGCCCCTCTGTGAGGGCGTCAAGCGTTGATTAATCTCGTCAGGGTATCCATCCCCGGATTGCTTACGATTCGCTGTCGCAAGTGCTACCGTCCTACGCTGTGGGTGTTTCTTTACTATCCAGCGCGGCGGCCATATTGTAGCCTTTCTGCTAGGCTGTAAGCTTAGTTCGGCTCGAGTCGGCGCGGGTCGCCTGTTTGCGGTGAGCTTTTTAGCTTGTCGGGACTGTCTTATCGGGCTTGTTGCCTTTTGCGCCCCCCGGCGATCTAGTATTGAGGTTTGGAGACCCTCTCAACCGCCCTGATCAGTTACTCATATAATGTAACTGATTTTTACCAGTTTCCGGTTTATTGTGTCAAGTTTTTTGACTAAATTAACTTGTTTCAAAGGGCTTGATTTCCTGGAAATTCGACCTCGAGCCGCTGGTAGAGGGGCTGTGGAGCTATATTTTTATATTCATGGGGATTGATCTATATCAATAAAAATAGGGCGGTTTTTCAAGGTTTTGATTTTCTTATCCTGGACCGATTGAAACCGATCGGAAAAGTTGGAAATTTCCAGAAGCTCTCAAAATGGCTATACATGCGCCCTTAGAAAAAAAGTCTTGACAGGCTTGACATTTGGTTCAAAATCGAATATCCAGTTGACTCGCGTCGCCGGTCCCGCTCAGGATAAGGCAGTAAACGAGGGTCCGGGCCTCAGCCTCCGATAGACGGGGCGCGGCGACAATTAAATAATTTCATATAGAAAAATTAAATGGCACGTGAAAAAAGAAAAATAGGGATATGTCCTCCGCCCCGTATATATAAGGACTTGCGGAGAGAACAGGCCGACATACGCCGCCGGACGGGCATCAAGGTCCCCTTAACTCAAATCATATATAAACGTCTGGACATTAATGAAAAATCAACTTGACGCGGTTCTCGCCCTGCCTGAGTTCTCGACCTACGAGGAGTATGGCGCTGACGACTATCGCATGGCCGGTGTAGCCAATCCGAGTTTTTCAATTTCATCAAAAGGTTGGTTCGACCATAAAACAAATGAAGCAGGTTCTCTCGACTCCCTACTAAAGCGTGACCGCGCCGTCCTTGATACTTATGACCGAGCGAGACCTGACGACGCTAAGGTCCGCGCCTACCTTAGAACGCGATCAATATTAAAATTTCCCGATACAATAGGATTAAAAGCGCAAGGCGATTCAATTGTTCTTCCACTCCGGGCCGCCAATGGTGAGCTTGTACAGCTATACCGAATTTTACTCAATCCCGATGGCACAAAAAAGGGAAAAGCGATCCTCAAAGGAAAGGGCTATAGAGACCGGGCGATCCATATCAAAAACGGATCTGATACGGTCCTAGTGATAGAGGGGCTTGAGGACGGGCTAGTCATAAACGAGCAATTGAAAGGGGCCTACGACGTGTTAGTTGCGGGCGGCGCGGTGAATTTTAAGAAGGTAACAGCTTTCTTACCTTCTTACAAAGACGTCAAGATCATACTGGACAATGACACCGGGCAAGGTTCCCTCGTCCACTCCTATCATTTGGGGCCGCACGTCGAACGGCTCCTACCAGTGGACGAGGGGATCGACGCTAACGAGGCCCTGAGACAGGGCTGGTTCGATGAGTGGTGGGAGACTCTGGAAAAGATAGATTTTGAAAAATGCGAGGACGCCTACAAGTCGACCCCGAGCGGCCAGAACGCCGACGCGATTGAGGAGCTTAACGAGAAACACGCTCTAGTCAACGTCCAAGGCAAGATTGTCATAATGACTCGGACCTTCGACCCCATGTTTGACCGGCACGACTTGACACTCAGCAATAAAACGGACTTTGGAACGCTTTACCAGAATAAATTTGTTGAGACCACTGAAGGAAAGCGGATACAATATAGTGACTACTGGCTAGGTTCCCGTCATAGGCGCGAGTACGAGGGATTTAAATTTGATCCAACCGAAAAAATTAATGGTGTCCAGCAACCCGGTCCACACTTTAACCTGTGGAGTGGCTTCGCTGTGGAGCCGGGCGTAGGAAAGGCTGACTTATACTATGATCATTTATATTATAATGTTGCACAAGGCGATTCAGACATTTATGAATACATGCTTAACTGGATGGCGGACGCTGTACAAAGGCCCGGTGTGCGGCCTGGAGTGTCCATCGTCCTGCGGGGTGGTTCCGGGGTAGGTAAGGGCGCGGCTATAGAGCATTTTTGTATGCTCTTTGGAATAGGCCGCCACGCTTTACAGGTCTCCAATATAAAACACGTTGTAGGCTCGTTTAATGCCCATCTCGCGAACTGCCTTGTACTCTACGCTGACGAGGCGTTCAATACTCGGGACAAAAACCACGAAGCAATTTTGAAAACGCTTATCACTGAAAAGGTCCGTGTAGTCGAGTTCAAGGGCAAGGATGCTTTCCAGATGCCCAATTTCACGCGGCTCATGATGAGTTCGAATAAAAAATGGATCGTGCCTATGGAAGTCGACGATCGACGATTTTTTATAACCGACGTAGGGACGCGCAACAAGCAGGACACGGGCTATTTCGGTTTGATGTATGAGGAGATGCAGTATAGTGGGGGCCTAGAGCAATTGTTGAAAGATCTTTTAGAAAGAGACCTTTCAACCGTGAACGTTAACGCCTATCCTGACACAGCGGCGATCCGGGAGAATAAAATTGCTTCTTTGCCGTCCGTCCTAGAGTGGCTCTATTACAGGCTCAAGGATAGTCCGTTTTCACCTGACGAGAACATTGCTGAGTTATACAGGGACTACAGGGACAACGCCGGGAAATGGTATGTGTCCCGGTCGCAATGGTCTCAAGAGATTACACGAGTTTTCGGGCCTCTGAAACGCAAGCAACGCCACAAAGAGGGTATCCGGTATTTCGACTTTCCACCGCTAGAGGCCCTCCGGGCGGCCTTCTGCAAGGCTAATGATATGGGGGTTGATTGGCATGTATAGACATGTTAACAGCCAAATTCAACAAAGAATAGCGCGGGACTGCACCGATAAAGGCCCCATAGAAGATGAGAAACCTTTGTTCACGCTCGAGGAGCTTGCAAGGCTGGTACGTAAGCGACCGGGTATTCATAAAAAGAATTTTAAACTTCCCTCACATTTAAAATAATTATGACTGATGAAAATAAAGATATGAAAAATTATGATGACTGCGGCGGCTTTGATAGACCGGGTGTGGACGATTTCGCGACTTACAAGGACAATGTCAAGAAAATCCGAGACGACATGAAGCCGCTTGTAAATGGGGAGCACAAGGTCGTTTGTCCAGACTGCGGTCATCAGATACACGCGCCCGAGGGGTCATGCTCGACGTGCCCTCATTGCGGGACTAGCGCGGGGGGTTGTGGATGATCCATAAAATGTTTTTGCCGGTGTTCGTACAGGAAGTCCGGTTGCTGATGGGGAAGGATGTACTCAAGCATATCATGCTGGATATCCCTGATTGGCCCGGCGACGACGTGCCAAAGTTCAAGGCTCGCTGGACGCCGACTAATAAGAGCCTTGAGGTTAACGATAAATTGTTTAAGCAATTGAGTAGGACCGAGGACCCTGAATTGACCCGTTGGAAAATCAACTACAATTACGGGATCGCTCGCTATTATGCAAACGAATTTAAAAAAATGATAACATGAAAATTAAAATTGATGAAAGGGGCCACTTACATTTGGAACGATCGCCAGGATTTGTAAAGGCTCAATGGTGTCCTTATAGCGCGGGCGATTGGAAAGAGTGCGGGGATTGGTGTCCGTCGTTCCAAGTTGCGGAGCCTTTCCTAGAAGGACAACAAGATTTGGTCACAATTTATATTTGCCGGGGATACCCGATAACAGGCCCTCGAGCCGATTTTGAGGATTTAAGATCATGAAAGATTGGGATATTTTCGGGAAGGGCCGAGGTCCGAAGACCGTCGGCTATTGGGTTTACAGAGACGGAAAAATTGAATCTCGGCTCAAGCCCGATGCAAAGGGTTGGTACAAGATTACATTAAAACAACCGAGAGTTTTTTCAATTCTCGATTTGATTGCAGCCGCTCTACTAGGGGCTACGGTTGCTATCGTAAGTATTAATATAATTGCATATTTTTGGGGATAAAATGCAAAAATACAATCCGAATAAGGCCGCTCGTGCAGCGGCTCGACGTATAGCGACATTTACCGTTGCGTTAATAAGCCTTTTCGCGGGTGGCGCGGGTAAAGGCCCGGACCCGTTGAAACGGAACCGCTACAGCCCCGTAAATCATGGGTTTTTAATGACCAATCGCGGCGGAACGCCTAAGCGGCGGACCTCACGCGCAAAGAAAAAATTCCATAGGGAGAGGAAAAAATGACCGGATTAGATTGGCTCGAGGAGTATTGCATACACCCGCCACTGAGCGAGCGGGGGAACGATTTTACGCAGGCGGATATGATCGCGGCTTTTGAATCCGGTCTGCGGGCGGTTGAACGGACGGTCACGATAATTAATAAAACGGATTTACCGATTACAATCAACCCCCATCGAGAACAGGTTACAGACGGCCTTGACAAGGTGTTAGAGGATTACAAACAATTGCTCTATCAGATTCAGAACAGTCGGAAAGGTTATGCGCCCCATTTGGTATACTGTGATAATTTGTTCAGGGTTTCAAGGATTGATGAACAAATGTTAGAGCTTGAGGCCCTTGTTGTAGAGCGAGGCGACTAATGGGTGAAATTAATAATATCTTAAACCTTATAAATAAACGACTCAACAGGGATTCATATTTAGTCGATTGGGCGCGGCCTTTTGGTTGCGAGATCGATATTGATTATGATATGTCAATGGATCAATATATAATCAAAGCGACGCTCGACGTCAACGTCAACGGGCGCGTATACAGCCCGAGAGTCGTTATCAATTATGAAGATATAGTGAGGGCCGTTTCAGTCGATAATTTGATCAATATGAAGGTTATAAAGCTCAAGAATGCAATTAAAATGCTTGAGGCTATGGAACAATCCCAAAAGGAGACTTTAGCGCGTCGATTAGATAAAGTCGCCAAAGATTTAGCAAGTCAAGGTCCAACAGCTTCAGAGGCCACTCAAGCGATGGTTAAAGTTACGAACTTGCTCGGGGTCAGTCTCCGTAGACCTGAACACTCAATGGTCGAGTTAAACGTATCATCATAAGGGCCACTTGATTTAGAGGAGAGGATCTTAATAGTTTTGGACAAAAAACACAAAAACTTGAATGGTAATTAAATTTAACATGGCCGGTCATTTAATAAACATTAAATTATTTCACAATATATTTTTAATTGCTCAAAAAGGCCATTTTCACAAAAAACGTGTTACGCTCAATGTTACTTTAAGTGACTGTACTGTAAGGTAAAGAGGGTGCGGTCACAAATCTCAAGGTGTTTTTTTATTCATTATTTTTAGAAAAAAAACTCTCAAAATGTTAAGAATATTTAGAGGGTCTGATTTGTTACATTTTATCTATTATCTATATATATTAGTATAATAAAGTAACAAATCAGAGAAGGGCCGTAACAAAAATTGTTTCACGAAACCGTGGAACGTCCTTTGTTATTGGGCTGTAGAGCATGGCCCACTTTGAGTATCGTGAAAACGATAAGGGCCAGTTAAAACTTTTTCTGAGTGGATAGAGGTAAAATAATATGGCTACACAATTTAGTATTACCGTGAGTAATGTCGACAACGTGATCAAGGACATAAAGCGACGTAATGACATTGCTGTCATGAGGACGTTGAACATACTCACTAGACGCGCTTTGAGAGGGGTTGCCAAGCAGATCAGCAAAGAGTATACAATTAAACAAAGCTCTATTATAAAGGCCACGAAGGTTACTAAGGCGACTCGACAGAGTAAGCGTGTAGGTTGGTTCACAAGGGGGGTGCGCTTGAATTGGATTAGACCTAAGAAGCTCAGCCGTGGCGTGTCGCATATAGGGCTTGACCGCAAGCGTAAGCGAGTAAGAGATCCTATCCGAGGCGGCTCGAGACCATTTACAATTCCAGCAATCAAAGGGGGATCGGGCGGTGAAAAAGTTACGGACGCGCGCGGGCGTGGTAAAGACGTCGCAGTCTTTAGGCAAGGTCCGGGGCGAAAGGTTACAACCTTGAAGGGCCATTCGATCCCTCATATGATGAGACGAATTAGCATCCATGAGGAGTTTCTCGACGCGTATATTGAGGAGCACTTTGCAGCCGAATATAACAAGCAACTCAAGCGCGCAGGCTTCAGGGGCCGGTTCGGATGAATTGTAAATACTTCATTTATGAGCTTTCACGGAGACCGCACAGAAGCCTTAGAAAGGTGTCCAGAGCTGTCAATTTTGTGGGTCCTTTGGTAGCAAGGGATAGCTCAGCGGATCGGCTGCCCAAAATTTCGCTAATTATTATTGATTTTTTCAAGTTAACTCACAGTTAAAAAATGATTTAACTGTCCTATATATAGAGGATTATTAACAATGCAAGAAAACAGAGATGGAACCTTTGGCCCGATACTCCCGGTTGGTAAAATTTTAAAACAGGCTCAGGTCGATTATTTTAATTTTATGGATGAGACAAGGGCCATCCATTTTGGAACCGAGGGCGAGCTACAGGAAATAAAAGACCGGGCCACTGTAGAGCAGCGCCTCGAGAAGTTAGAACGAGAGTTCGAAAATTCAAAACCTTTAAAGTCGGATTTAATTTTAATCCCTACGAAAAAACAAATTAAACATTTTATAAAAAGAGTGACTGCCTAACCGGACCCCGAGCCGGTAAGGTCTCATAGCTGGCCCCTCGTGGGCGGCGTCCATGAAAGCGCCGATATATCCTGAAAAGTTTATCCAGCCAGCCTTGATGGGAGCCTGCCGGGTGGTCACTTCTTTAAAATTGGGAATTTTACAAATGACCAGAAAACTAGCCTTACAAATATTGATTGAAAATGCCGCCGCGAATGCTGCTGGAATGGGTGTAGGAATTAAAGAGAAAAAATGGACTTCGATAAAAAATAAAGATTTAGTAAGGTATGCTATAATCAAGCTTTGGAAGGATGCTTACGACGATGTTGATTTAAATTTATTTAATTTAGGATTATAAAATGCCCTTGATAGAAAACAGATTCATCAAAACTAAAAAGGAGATGGCGGGCCTCGTGTTCGGCAAGCGCTCAGGGAAGCTCGGCGTCGATCCGGTTTATATAACCAACCTTGATAAAAAGGGCCGTCTCGTATGGGCGACCGTCCAAGGCCAGCGCTTGATCGACCTCGTCGCAACTGCCGAGCGGGCGGGCCTACAGATCAAGGGAATTAATTATCAGATAAACGGTCAGAAAAATAAATCCGGTGGCCTCAAACCTATAGGGGGTTCACGCGAGGATCTCGAAAAGAAAAAGATCCGCGAGCAACATCGAAAACTGAAGATCGAAAACGATAAACGCGAGGGCAAACTGATCGATGCCGAGGGCGCTCGCGACAAGGTGTTTGAGTTGGCCCGCTCTACAAGGGACGCGGTGATGATAGTACCGGGCCGAATAGCCTCGAAGTGCGTCGGTAAGACTGCCTTTGAGATTGATAAGTTAATGAGCGAGGAGCTTAGCAACGCTCTAGGCTCTCTATTAAAGGGGTTATAGAAATGAAATGTCCATTTTTAATTTATGAAGTTACAAGCGCGCATTGTCCATACCTTGTAAACGGTGACTGTGACGAGGTCGACACGAATCCATCAAACATTGATTCTTTTTGCGGGGCCGCCGTCGAAATGTCAATGACTACACCGGGGGCCATTGAGACGCTGAACGACGCGGCGGACCGCGCGAGGAATATCACCGAGGCCCTTGAGGGGCTGTTCGAGCGGCGTAAGAAGTTGACCGCTTTAACACAAGAGGAGTTAGATAAGGCCGAGACCGAGGGCGAGTTCAATCACGATTTAAAAAAATCGGTACGCGAAAAAACAATTCATGTCGGCCCTCTACTCGAGGCGGAGTTTAACAAGCGCGGAATCGCTATTGATGGGGCTACAGGGGCGGTGTATATGGACCCGCTACAGAAGCCCGTTGACAAGTTGGGCCATCCTAAAACCTATAAAGGCCCTGACAGGTATTGATTATGAAAGCAATTGTTGAAACCGAAAAAGGAAAACAAGAGTTCCCGTTAGTGATGCCGGAACCTTTTAGGCTATGGCCTTTAGGGGTCGACGCGGTTTCGTTTGTTTTTAAAGTTGGTGAGGCCCCGGTCAAAGTGACTCTACAGGGGACATGCCCTTATGAGATAGAATTTGAATCGAGATTAAAAAATGACAGATGAATCAAAAATCGTTATAGAGTGCGACGATGACGACGGGGTCCAGATCACAGCCCTACATGGAACGGGCCTCGATTTTTTAGAATGGAAAGGGCCTCATAAGGTTACACAGTCGAGGATGATTGCACAGATTATTATGACTCGTTGTGGGGACCTTGTAAATCTGAGTGTAGAGGATTTACAGAAAATGTTTATAAAAAATTTAGAGGATAAATTAAATGACCCTTCAAACAGTATCGAGCCTCGTTGATACCTTCAAGGGAGCGATGGCCCCTGATCCGATTCTAACCTTTCACGAGTGGGCCGAGCAACATTTCATATTGCCCCCCGGCTCCGCTATCAAGGGCCGTATACAATTCGACCGGACGCCCTACCTTATTAAACCGCTTGAGGCCCTCTCGTGGACTAGCCCTTACCGCAAGGTGATCTTTGTAAAAGGGACGCAGGTCGGGGCCACGTTGACAAGTGACATAGTGATTCAGGCTACGATTGATATGTACCCGGTCCCGATCCTTATGATATTTGGATCAGAACCAATGGCCCTTGAGCATGTCAAGACGCGGATTGAGCCAGCCCTCGAGGACAACCAGCGGCTTATGGGGAAGGTCCGGGACACTATGGACAAGCGCGGGAAGTCGACCCGCTTGCTTAAAATATTTCCCGGCGGGTCCCTAAAGTGCGCGGGCGGTGCGACAGGGAAGTCGTATCGAACCTACTCGGCGGGGATCGTAATCGCTGACGACGTAGACACGCTATTAGAGGACATTGGCGGGACGGCTACGAAAATCGGCGAAGGGTCACCGCTGGATCTGCTTAAGAACAGGACCGACGCGAGGGACGGGAAGTACAAGCTCTATTATTCAGGGACGCCGACGATTACGTCTACAAGCCTGATATGGGCGGAGTGGCTCCTTACGGATATGAATTACTTTTTCGTTCCGTGCCCTGACTGCGGGGAGTTACAGGTTCTCGATTTTTTTAGAATTAAATTTACATATACTGAGGATTATTTACTTGACAGTGAGCCGTACTACGACTGCATAAACACCGACTGCAAGCGGCATCTCGAGGAGTGGGAGAAAATGGGGATCATGCAGGATGGCGTCTGGACGCCCTCGGGAAAAGGAACCGACGCGGACACGATCGGATTTCATTTGAGTTCGGCCTACTCGACGCTCGGCTATACATGGGTAGATATGGCGAAGGGTTGGCTCAAAGCCGCCAAGGATAGGCGCGCGGGGGACCTTAGAGCAATGACTCATTTCTTTAATACCCGGCTCGGCCTCGCGTGGGATCAGGACCCCGGCGAGAAGATTGAACACTCGACCCTGTACAAGGGCCGTGAAGATTATACGGGCGTACCTCGAGAGGGCGTTATAATCGCCGCTGGGGCGGACGTCCAGAAGAATCGGATCGAGGTCACAGTAGTAGCTTACGGGGAGAATCAAGAGCGCTGGTTTTTGGAACATAAGATCATCGGGGGCGACCCGTGGATACCTTACGGGACGGAGGGGTCGCCGTGGAATAGCCTTGAGACTTTCTTGCAAGGGAAGTACGGAAACAATCAACCGATATTAGCGACGGCTCTCGACTTCGGTTATTGTTCGCTCAACGCTTCACCTTTCGTTAAAGCCCTTCAGGATAAGGGTGTGGAGATATATGGTGTAATTGGTAAAGCGGGCCACGCTAAGAATTTTATAAATCCCCCGAACGCTAACAAATACGGGGTTGATACATGGGCGCTCAGCGTAGACGTAGGTAAGATGCTAACGCACAACCAGTTAAAGACTGAAGAAAAAATGATTCACTTTTCAAAACATGCGAGCTTTACCGAGAATTTTTTCTATCAGTTAACGATTGAACGACTTAAGGAAAAAATCGTAAACGGGAAAAAGGTTCAATATTGGGATTGTCCAACTCACGCCTCAAATGAGGCCACCGATACAACCAATTATTCGTTGGCGGCCTTTCACATTTACGGAACCAACGGCCTCAATTGGGAGGATCATCGAGCTTGGAATGAGCGCGGCTGCCCTTCAGAGGCGTCTACAAGAAGTGGTACTCAGTTTCAGGTCCTTAGTGAAGGAATAAAAATTTAATCAATTTAATTGAAAGGCCCTTGACAAATAATAATTTACCTTTATAATTTTAGTGAACGGATTGAAAATTTCCGACATTTCCGAAATTAATAAAGGTTTTTTATTATGGCCGGAATCACTCTCACACAAGCAGAGGCCAAGCTCGTTCTGGCCCTTGCAGCCTACGACAAAGCCCTCAAGTCTCATTCTTATTCCCACGGTGGAAGTCAAGTCAATTTTGATATGCGTCGACAGCGTCTCAGCGAGCTTCAAGACGGTATTGATTATTGGCAGAATTGGGTCGAGCGTTTAAGTGATACAGCCGGTAAAGGTATCATAATTGAACGATACAGCCCGGATCATCAAGCATGAGTAAGCACAAGGACACGAGGTTTGATAAATTTTTAAAAAGGTATCTCCCCGAACGCGCCCTGAAAAGGGAACAAGCGCGGATAGGTCTCGAGTTCCTTGGTAAGGCGGGCGGCTACGAGGGGGCCAGCAAGGCAATAAGTTCTTTTGAGAATTTTGTAACGGCCCTTTCAGATCCAGATCAGTCTATACAATATGACCGAGAGACCCTGATAGAGCGGTCTCGTGACTATGTCCGAAATAAACCTATCGCGGGGGCTATATTAAATCGAGCTTGTGATCACGCCGTAGGGGCGGACGGGCTTAATTTACAATCAACGATCGATGCTAAATTTTTAGGACTATCTCGTCAACAGGCTCAGACGTGGCAACAAGGAGTTGAGGCCGAATTTAGATTGTTCGCCGAGAGCCATGAGAGCGACTTTGCGAGGACTGAAAATTTTTATCAAAAAACGTATTCTACTCTTCACTCTGAGTTAGAGGGCGGGGACTGTTTTTCCTTACTTGTCAACAAGCCGCGCCCCGGCTCCCCATACGATCTAAAGATCCAAACCATCGAGGCCGAGCGCGTAAGCAATCCAGATAATCAATCTAATGATGAGACTCTTCGGTTTGGGATTGAGCGTGACGCGGATGGCGTACCAGTAAGGGTTCACATATCGAACAGGTTCCCGTTGACTACTAGGGGCGGCGCGGGGATGACGTGGCAGGCTCGGGAAATATTTTCGTTAAAGTCGGGTCGTCGTAATATCCTACATCACTATGACCAAGTGCGGCCGGACCAGTCACGAGGCGTCCCGATCCTAAGCACGGTATCCGAAAAGCTTTTAAACTTGTCGACTCTCTCCAATGCTGAGTTGCTGGCGTCCGTATTAAATAGTTATTACGTTATATTTATAACAGGCGCAAAGCAAAGCACAGGTGTTGCTCGTAAGAACCCGACAGCGTCGGAGAGCCAGCAGAGCGATCAGACCGTCAAGATGGGTTCCGGTTCCGTGATCACAATGCCTGACGACGTTGAGATCGAGAGCTTCGACCCCAACCGGCCGTCACAGCTATTCCAGCCCTTTTTCGAGGCTATTGTTGCTGAGATAGGCGCACGGGTAGGGGTTCCAAAGAGTTTAATTCTCATGACCTTCGATCGTTCCTACTCCGCGAGCCGGGGCGAGGTTCTGTTAGGTTGGGTTTATTTTTTAGCTAAACGGTTGCATATAGCAAATACTTTTTGTCAACCGGTTTACGAAGCCTTTCTGGATGAGGCTGTAGCAAAAGGATTCATTACAGCCCCCGGATATTTTTCAGATATACGGATACGCAAAGCTTACTGTGGATCAGCTTATAGTCAGTGGCGAGGCCCGACAATGCCCGCCATTGATGTATTGAAGGAAGCTCAGGCAGAGGCCATCAAAATAACTCAATCTCAAACCCGGAGCCGTAAGCAAAGCGCCAATGAAGTTGATGGCGTTGATTGGGATACAACGGTTCAACCTCGGTTGATAGAGGAAGCCGAAAAACTTGGAAAGGTAACTAACGATGAAAATCCTTGAGATTATAAACGCGCCGTGGATGCTGACTCGCGAGAAACTCTCACAGATAGCGGCTATATATGCGACGCATCTGCAAGGCGATAAAATTGATTTTAAAGCGTTTCAATTCGATAAGCCTGATCCTAACGCGCGACGGTTCGAGGTCGTAGAGGGAAATGCTTTGATCGATGTACAGGGGCCATTGACTCCGGGGGCCAGTTTCTTTTCATTTTATTTTGGGGGAACGAGCTTAAAAGATGTTCAAAAAAATATTCAAGCGGCCCTTGACGCTGACGATGTTGAGAGGATCATACTTCGTATAGACTCTCCTGGCGGTTCTGTACAAGGGACCTTCGAGCTTGCTGAATTTATTGAAAGGGCCACGGACGAAAAACCAATTATTACTTTCAGTGATGGTACGGTCGCGAGCGCCGCCTACATGCTGGCAGCGGCCACCAACGGGATTTATATTACCGGGAAAACAAATCAGATTGGCTCGATCGGCGTGATAGCGCGGCGTTACGATGATAGCAAATGGAACGAAGATAAAGGCTTGCTTGTAGAGGAGTTCGTATCAGGTCGCTACAAAAATATTGCCTCTCCTGACAAACCTATTGATGACTTCGACCGGGAAGCTATACAGGATCAAGTCGATTATTTATTTTCAATTTTTGCGAACGAGGTCTCAAGGCTTCGGGACATCGAGGTTAAGACCATTCAAAAGTGGGAGGCCCGTGTTTTTATCGGTGAGCAAGCGCTCGCGGCGGGCCTAGTGGACGGTGTTTCCACGTTAGATCAAATCATAGGAGCGCCCTCGGGTATGGGGGCTGAAGCGTTTAACTCAATCAAAAAGGTTAAAATGACAGAACAAAAATTGACTCTTGAGTCTCTACAGACCGACCACCCCGAGGTTTACGAGGAGGTTAAGAAAGCGTCCTTTTTAAAAGGCCACGAAGCCGGAATGAAAGACGGTAAAGAAATTGGCGCGAAGGATGAGCGGTTGAGGATTCAAGGTATTCAAAAAGTTTTCTTCAAGGGCCACGAGGAGTTGCTCGAGTCGATGATCTCGGACGGCGCTGTCACGGTTGGTGAAGCGGCGATCAGATTTAATGAAGCCGAGCGAACTGTACGGGAAAAGGCTGGAGCCGATGAGGCCAACGCCATGCCTAAGCCTATCGAGACTGACGAACCGGGCGAACCGAAACCAAAACCAACCGAAGAGACTGACCCCAAAGCCGTATGGGATGGGAACGCAGAGCTTCGAGCCGAGTTCGGTGACGTTTATGAGCGGTATGAGGCGTTCCTCAAGGCCGACAAAAAAGGTCTTGTGAAAATTTTAAGTAGGACCGACGCATAAGGCCCCGCTGTTACTGAACGCGGAGTTTTATCAATTTAAATAATCAGATACGGAGTAATTAATTATGACTACTCTTGCAGCCAATAGCCCTAGAGATTACGAACTAGGTGATCACAATCACATTCCTGTAATCGCCTCGGACATTATCTATGAGGGTGCGGCCGTGGGTATTGTTCCCGGCACGGGCCATGCGCAACCGCTGGCGGCTACTGACAAGTTTGGTGGGTTCGCATTGAGAAAAGCCGACAACTCAAGCGGCTCCGCAGCCGATATAACGGTTGAGGTCTCTCGTAAAGGGAGTGTAAGCCTTGCTGTATCAGGTGCAGTGATTACCGACGTAGGCCAGCCAATCTACGCAACCGACGATGACACCTTTGTCTTTACGCCCGTTAGTTCAGTGTTTGTCGGGTTTGTAAAACGATTTGTTTCGAGCGGTGTGGTGATAGTGTCCTACGACGTGGAAGGGTTCACAGATCCTTACGCAGAGTACACTGTCCGCGAGACGATCAGCGCAAACAAAACACTGGACGCCGCGGACACGGGCAAGCTTTTTGCAGTTGATACCGACGCCAAGACGATCACGCTGCCAGCAATAGCCGACGGTTATGCAGGTGGGATGATCGTTAATATTGGCGCGTTCGGCACTGTGCTGATAACCATTAGCCCCGGAGCCGATGACATGATCCTCGGGCCGGATATTACCGGAGCCAACAATAAGGATCTGCTCAATACCAAGGCGACCGCAGTCAGGGGCGATCGTGTTAAGCTCGACCTTGGGGATGCCGACGGTTATGTCGTTACGAACATGCGCGGAACATGGGCGCGTGAAGCGTAAAAAATGAAAATTTTTCTACAGCTCCCGGTGTAGGGGCTTTATATAAACCTTATATAAGGGAGTTTTAAAAAATGAGTATTCAAGCGTTAAGCTCGAGGGCCATCATTGGCGAGTTCTACAGACTGCTTCTTTTGGATGCAGGCGCAGGATGGGTCCCGTTTGTTTCGATGTTGTTTAATTCCGATCAAGAGTCCGAGGAGTATAAATGGCTCGGAATGGTTCCCGCGATGCGTGAGTGGATCGGTGGTCGTGATGCTAAGGGATTCTGGGACAATGGTGTAACGATTAAAAACAAACTGTACGAGGCCACGCTGACAGTCCTTAAACGGGACCTCGACAGAGATAAGACCGGTCAAACGATGATTCGAATTGCTGAACTGGTTCAGCGTACACAGTCTCATTGGGCCAGTCTACTGTCAACGCTGATCATAAACGGTGAATCTACCGACTGTTACGATGGTCAGTATTTTTTCGATACCGATCACACTGAAGGGAATAACTCGACGAGTCAAAGTAACGATTTGTCGATTGACATAAGCGCCCTTCCAGCAGCGGTTGCCGGTTCAACGACGGTCCCGTCTACTGAGGAAATGAGCCTCGTGATCTTACAGTGTATCCAAGCTATTGCCGGGTTTAAGGACAATGAGAATGAGCCAATGAACGAGAACGCTACCAATTTTCTCGTCATGACTCCTGTCTCTCTGTACTCGGCGGCGCTGGGCGCGGCCACGAAGATGCAAGTCTCCGGAGGCACGGATAACCTGCTTGTAGGGAGTGGCTTCAATGTAAAAGTTGTGGCTAATGCCCGTTTGACGTGGACCGAGCAAATTGCAGTGTTTAGATCCGATGGCAGCGTTAAACCCTTTATCAGACAGGAAGAAAGTCCGGTTGAGTTCCGGGCTATTGCAGAGGGGTCTGAGCTAGAGTTCAACGAGGACAAACACAATTACGGCGTTAGAGCGCAGCGCAATGTTGGTTACGGTTACTGGCAACACGCTTGCTTGGCAACGATGACCTAGAGCGTCCCCTCCCTAGGGACTTGAGAGCGTGGCCCCATTCTCGTCATATACGAATACGGGGCGGGCCGCGCCCTCATTAATTAAAATAAAAGGACACGGAATGAAAAATCTTATCGTTACTGGAAGGGCCGCTATTGTGGAGTCAGGCTCGACACTCGAGCTTACTCCTGAGCAGTATAGGCGGCGTAAACATCGCTTGGAAGTAAAAGATAAAAAGAAAGGTCTCTATGTGGCCCTTGAAAATATGCCTTTTAAACAAGGTGAGGTTTTTGCTTATGAAGGTATAATGAAAAAAATTCCTTTTGCGGATAATGTACAGGACGTTGATGAGTTCGACAAGCAGCTTGAGGAGCTTGTCACAGATCCGGAAAAAACCTCTGAAGATGGCCAGACACTCGCTGAAATGTTAGCCGTTAAAATAAAAGTCGATATCCGTGAATGGTGTCTGGATAATGAGATAGACCTACCTTTCGCGGACCCGGATTTCAATTTAAAAAACATTTCCAAAGACGACATGATAGAGGCTATTGAAAATTATATGGATATGCAGGATAAGTGATGCCGACATTATTCGATGGACAAGAAACGGACGGCGACAGTTCCGAGATTGATTGGAACGGGAACCGAGTCGGTTCCTATCAAGCCTTTGGGACATGGGATGGCGCTACAGTCACGATTAAAGGGTCTCTAAACAATGGCTCGAATTATAATAATCCGCCCGAGTTAGCTATAACAGTGGACGAGATAGGACCCCTAGAGATGGGACCGGGGAAGATGAAGGCCACTATCTCTTTTCATATCAGCGAATGCGAGGATCAGTGGTGCTATAAGCTCTGAGAACGCGGCTCAAGACACACTCGATGTAAAACTAGAATATCACGTTTATTGATATGGCCTTTAAAGACGACATGCTTGAGGATCTCGACATAATACTGGATGACGACGAGTTTGCGACAGAGGCGACGATAACGCCCCGCGAGACAGGCGTTGAGAGCGCGGCCTTTAATGTGATACTCGGCGAGGCCACTCTACACGGGGATGAGGAACGAAGCGAGGTTGTAGATTACGATATTGAGGTTTCAGGAAAAACAACCGATCTATCAAGTGTATTAAAACGGGATACGATGACTTTAAACTCTACAGACTACGAGGCCATTAACAATGCGGTCCCGGACTCTGTGCGGTCGGGTTGGTCGGTTGTCATGCTACGGTTGCCACGTCTACAGGAAACTAAGATATGACTGATGAGGAGCTTAAACGCCTTGCTGGTGTATTGTGGGAGCAAGCCCCTACAGCTAGAACCTTTACAAATAAGCAAGTAGCCGTGGCCCTTATTGCAGTTTTCATTTTTGCTTTTGGGGCCAATTTCGGAATTGATAAAGTTTTGAATATTCCATCAGACCTTACCCCGAGGGCGTGGAAAAAGGTTCATAACTATGCGGTAGAGGATCAACCCAAACGTGAAGCTTATTATCAAAAAGTCATAGAGGGTTTCGAGCGAGCTGATATAGCTCATGTACAACGAATGGATCAATTTGATAAAGCCCTCATTGATATTACGAGGGACGTGCAGGACCATATAGAGGACCCAAACAAACATTTATAAAAGGTAAATTATGGAAAGTAAAAAGACTGAAACAAAGGGCCACGCGATGAAAGAAATTAAGAATCCAAAAAAGGATTTTCATTTGTACGCGCCGCCGATATGCGATATTGAAATTGTTAAAGGGGTCCCGGTGTCGATCCCCGCAGTGTTTATGCAGAATATGAAAACCGAAGGTGTTACCTAACCGCCCCGGTGAGGGCTTCGAATTAAATAAAGTATATACGGAGTAAATAAAATGTCTTTATCAGATCCGCGAATTAATTTTGGGGTCCACAGCTTGACCCCCGTGAGCAGGACAACCGGGCTACCTTATGGTATTCTGCAAGTCCTTGGAGACGCCAATCTAAGCCTTTCAGCGGAAAGTGTAGATTTGTTTGGCGGCTCGAGCCTGTTTCCTTGGGCGTCTGAGGTAACTCAGATAAATTCACAATTGGTCGTAACAGTAAAGGCCACGCCGGATTTTTTGTTTGAATTGTATATGGGAGCCAGTGTGACCACCACGGCGGCTTCAGCTACTAATGGTACGATAAGCGCTCTGACAAACTACGTCGGAACGAGTGTCTTTGATGCCGTAACAGGGATCACTACCGCAACGCTTAAGGCGGGAGAGGGGGCGAACCTGAAGTTCGGGACGTACATCATTGAGGAGGTTACAGCGACCACGGTAGATGTGTATTGTGTAACTGACCTTCAGTTCACTCGTGGCACGGATAACGAGTTTCAGAACGATTTACTTAAAATCACAGCGGCGGCGTTGACCATTGCGACTGATACCGCTGTAGAGATCCCGAACTCGGGGGTTGAGCTTACGGGTGGCAGCGGCGTGATAGCGTTGACAACAGGTGACGTTGCTATGTTCACCGTGGCCCCGCCTCACAACGGGATCAGTGACATTGCAATCGGTCAGAGTGGCATAAGCTTTCCTGAGCATGAGCTTTTCCTAGTCGCTAAGGAAAGGGCTTCAGGCGAGATGGCTCTCATCCGGTGCTACAAAGCAGTCGGCGTGTCGGGCATGATCTTACCTTTCTCTGAAAGGGACTTCGTGCAATTCGACATAACCATTAAACTACTCAGGGACACGACACAAGACAAAGTCGCTGAGATACGATTCATAACTCCGTAATGGATCTTGATTACTTAAACCCTTTGCCGGTCGAGGTCAGGATCGATGGTGATCTCTATGACCTCGCCCCGGTAAGCTTGAGAGCGGTCCAATGGATCGACGAACATTTTCGACTCGGGTCGGAGTCAGGAACGGACGCCTTTGATCGAGTTTTGAAACAACGTGAAAAGGGCCATGACGAATATTTAGTTTTTACTCATGCCCTCTGTGAGTTGATATTTTATCTATTAATTGATAGCCCATTTCCATCAATTTGTATTTTTAAAAATACCATTCGAGACGCTGCTGAAGGGCCATCAGCCGCGATATCTCATTTATATATGGCTGTAACGATGGCCTTTTACAACGCCGAACCGACAAGACACGCGGCCCCCGCTGAGCGCGCCTCCCCCGCCGAACCATCTCGAACAGAGGACGTGCCGGTCCTACCAGATTGGGCTGAGATCTATACACGGTTTGCAGTTGAATTGAATTACACGATAGATCAATTTTATGATTTAACATATCGTCAGGTAGACGTTATATTAAAGAGTCTGAATAATATTCGTATGCGTGAGTTCCGTTTCCAAGCGGAGTTACACAATCAACGTATAGAGAACTCGGCTCAAAATACAACGGCTCCGAGTAAGACAATTTTCACACCTTCAGAGGACAAGGCCGCCGAGGCCGAGGCCCTCAAATTATTTCAAGAGTTACAAAATAAAAGCAAGGTTAATTTAAAAGTTCATGGCGAGTAAAGTCGAAGAGATTAAAGTCGGGATCGGTGGCGACATCTCGAGCTTTAATCGTGAATTAAATAAATTACAAAAGTCCTCGAGAGGCTTAGGGACAACGCTCGGAAAGGTTGGCCGCGTGGGAGTGACTGCGTTCGCTGGCCTTTCGGCTGCGGCGGCTGGTTTCGCGGCTGTAGCGGTGGATGCGTTCGCCGATTTTGAGGAGGGAGTCGTAGCTGTACAGAAAACTACGGACCTTTCAGGTGACGAGTTAGAGGGCTTCAAGAAAGACATAGTCGAGTTGAGTGAGACTATACCGCTTGGTACGAGCGAGCTGCTTGCTATAGCCAGCGCGGCGGGTCAATTAGGTATAAAGGGCCGCTCCGATTTAGTGGTCTTTACAGAGACCATTGCCAAGCTCGGTAAGACGACGGACATTGAAGGAGAGGCCGCTGCAAAGGCCCTTGCAAGGATCTTGAATATTACCGGCGAAAGTATCGGATCTGTCGATAAACTAGGGGCCGCGATCGTAGACATTGGAAACAATTTTGCGACCTCAGAAAGTGAGATCGTGTCGAGTGCCTCAGAGATTGCAAAGGCCACGGCTGAATTTGATATAACTTCTGATCAGGTCGTAGGGCTTGCCGGGGCCATGACGAGTTTAGGGATTCAAGCGGAGTCAGGCGGGACGGTGATCGGTAAGGCGTTCCGAGCTTTAGACTCCACTATCAGGCAAGGTATAGGCCCTGCTTTTTCTGAACTTTCAAGATTAACCGGCCTTGCTGAGGAGGATCTCGAGAATGTGTTCGGCGCTGACCCGGCTCGAGTGTTTCGGCTCTTTGTAGAGGGCCTCGAGAAGGTGGCCGAGGGCGGAGGTAGTGTAGCCTCAAAATTGCAAGAGTTTGGCCTCACTGGCGAGCGGGTGTTCAAAGTGCTTCCCACGCTGGCCCAACGCTCAGACGTGCTTGGTAGAGCGTTCGATCGAGCAGGTAAAGCGGCAAAAGATGCTACAGCCCTTAATGATGAGGCTGCAAAGGCGTTCGGGACTACAGCAAGTCAATTAACTATTGCACAGAATAGAATAAATAATTTGCTCTCGGACGTAGGCGAGACGCTGGCCCCCGCCATAATAGAGGTTATTGACGATATAACGCTTGCTGTAAAGGAAAACAAAGATAGTCTTATCGCTATTGCCAAGGCTATTGGGGGGACTGTAAAAGCCATAGCCGCTGTATTTGAAACAGCCCGCGCCGGGTTTGTTTTCTTATTCGACGCTGAGGGCCGCGCCCTGAAAAAATTAGTAACCGAAAATAAAAAACAACAGGAATTTTTAAAGAAACAATTAAAGGCGCGGGGCCTTTCTGAGGAAGAGTTCGCGAGAAAACAAAAACAGTTAAGGGAACGTAGCGCCCGTGATAGAAAGAAGATAGACCGGCGGACTTCCTCAGAGACCGATCGAATCGCGATCGAGGACAAAAAACGAAAAGAGAGAATTTCAAAGGCCCGATCCGCTGAACTACAAAAGATTGAAAGGGCCAACTCTCAACGCCTTATCAGCCTGAATCGGGAAAGGATAGAGATTCTACGCCTTGAAGACGAGGGAGCCAGCACAGAAACAATAAATCGAAAAAGAAACGAGGTTGAACTTTTAGCTGAGATCGATAGACTTGAAAAGACACGAGCGGAGCTATCTCTCAAAGAGCGCTTGACAGCGGTCGAGGCTGAGGAGTTGGCGCAGACTGAGCGCTTGATCGCTATACACGGCACACGTTATGAGAATTTATTAGCAGATCAAGAGACCTTTCAATCCGACTCCCTGAGCGGGTACGAGGATCTTCGCGACGATATTGAAAGAGAATTTGAAAATGATCCGATTACCCTTGACACGGAGTTTGGTGATCCCGGAGAGCCTCCAACAAGTGGTGATGGTGGTGGTGGTGATGGCGGTGGCGGCTCTGGCGGCGGTGGTGATGGCGGGGGTTCAGGTGGGG